TGGACGACAATAGTTCCGCAGACACGATAAAATGCAACTGGTGGTGGTGCGGCAGCTAATTATACCTTACAGTCAGCGCGTATTTGTGTTTCTTTTAAGGATAGATTGATTTTCCTTAATACACTGGAAACAGTAGATGTCGGTGCTGGCGCTGTTCCCGTTACTTTCACCAATCGTGCACGTTGGTGTTTAAATGGAAACCCTATTGGTGCAGCTGCTCCAGCATGCCTTGGTGCATGGTATGATGATGTTCCTGGTGTCGGTGGATGGCTTGAAGCTCCAACAAAAGAAGCTATTATAACTGCTAAGATCTTAAAAGATCGACTTATTGTCTACTTTGAACGTAGTACTTGGGAGTTGGTATATACAGGCAACCAGGTATTGCCTTTTGTATGGCAAACTATTGATGATCAGCTTGGTGCTGAATCAACCTTTTCTTCCGTCTTATTTGATAAAGTAGTGTTTGGTGTCGGGCAAAGCGGCGTTCATCAATGCGATGGTATGCGAGTAAGTCGTATAGACGATAAAATCCCCTATGAGGTCTTTAAAATTCATAATGGTAATAGCGGTGTTGAGCGGGTAGCTGGTATACGTGATTATTCGACAGAAATGGTATATTGGACATTTCCTGCAGCAGAAGACAATCCAGTTTTCCCGAATCGGATGCTTGTTTACAATTACAAGAATGGTTCATGGTCTTTTAATGATGATTCTATTACTGCTTTTGGGTACATACAAAATACTGACGATTTAACGTGGGGTGCTTGTTCGTATACTTGGGAAGAGTTTGGTCGTTTATGGTCTTCTGGCCTTAATCAAAGTCTAACGAGAACCGTATTGGCAGGTAACCAAGAAGGGTATACCTTTATCCTTGATGCTGAAAAACATAGCAATGCTCCAGCGCTGCAGATAACTGATATTGATCTAGCTGTATTGCCGCTAATAAATATAACGGTAATCAATCATAACCTGCAACAAGGGGACTTTATTAAGTTAGAGTTCGTACAAGGCACAACAAATCTAAATAATTATATCTTTAAGGTTATAAGTGCATCTAGCGCATTTCCTAATACCTTTACTATAGAACAACAACCTGGTCTGGTGCCAGTAGGTGCTTATACAGGTGGTGGTGTTATATCGCGCGTTAGCAAAATAGATATCCAGACCAAAGCGTTTAACTTTTATCAAGATGGTATGCGCATGGCTATAGATAAGGTTGATTTTGATGTTGATAAGAGTTCTGCAGGACAACTGTATGTTAATTTCTTCTCATCAACATCTAGAACCTTTATGGCTGATGAGTCTATTATTAATCAAGTTAACATGGGCAATTACATGCTTGATACGACTGCATATCCTATATTCCCTCAAGAAGCCAACCAAAAATGGGTCACACGGCCAGTTTATATACAGGCTGAAGGTGATTGCATACAATTACAATTAACGTGGCTTGATGAGCAAATGTATGACATTGGTAATATGGAGAGTGCTTTTGAGCTTAACTCGATGACATTCTATGCAGCGCCAACGGGAAGAAGGTTATAGAGGTTATTTATACAGCACCAACAGGCAGAATTCTCTAGTAGCTGTTAATCAATATTTGCAATACTCGATCACGACATGTGACTTGGTATATGCCGTTCTATCAACGCCTGTAGTTATAAGAATGTTTGTTGCATTTACAAATACATTAACGTTTAGATTTAATGTTGGTGATGAATAAGGCAATGTTAGAAAAGTTCTGCCAGCAGGATTTGTTGCGGCGCCACATATCCTTGTTGCTACAAATGTCGTATTACCAGCTGTTGGTAGAAATGTAATACCATGTGCTATAGTTTTCGTAGCAGTATCGGGCAAGGCGCCGCAATCGATTACCTTTCTGTATACCTGGCGAAAAGTAGCAGGGCTACTACTGTAACTGTCAACGCTGCTGTAATCAGGATAAAATAACTGACCATTAACGTACTCCTCTTGGGAATAATAACCTGAGTCTCTTGTATTTAACGACATAACTATAGCGTTAAAATTGTTTCTCAACCTAACAGTAAAATCTTCAGCATTTATGTTGGAATTACCAAGATCATAAACCTGGGTAGTTCCTATAAATTGTCCTGGATTAACTTCATTTGGATGACTTGCCATGATTTTCTCTTTCTTTATTACAACAGTTATTTGTATTCTGCTTCTTCTTTTTTGTAGATTAGCACTGATTGAGTATGATTGAGATATTAGATTATAGTACAGGTTTAATAGAATTAACTTGCTTAAATGTTAGGAATACAGATGGCCATTATGGATTACTTGAAGCCGCTACTAGGTGTTACTGGTGGTGCAGCTGGTGGGATGCTTGGTCCAATTGGTTCTGCCTTGGGGTCAGCAGCTGGCTCTGCAATAGGCGGTTATTTTGGTGGCTCTTCTGGCCAGAATAATAACATGCAGAATTATCAGGGCCAAATACAGAACTACCCAGGTCAAAACCCTTCGGGACAAGACTATGGTCCTAATAGTTCTCAGGAACTCACAGGTGGTACTACAGCGATTAGAATGCCGCAGTTTACACAGGACCAGGCAGGTGCATTAAACCAGATGGTACAACAAGGTCTTAGTGGTATGCAAAATTTACCACAGGCTAATTTTGGTCCTATTGCAGAACAATATAAGACACAATTCCAACAACAGACTATCCCAAGCATAATGGAGCGCTTTACTAGTATGGGTGCTGGAGGACAGAGATCCAGTGCATTTGAACAAGCTCTTGGTAGTGCTGGAGCTGGATTAAATCAAAACCTTGCTGGTATGGAACAGGGCTTTAACATGCAGAATCGCGGTCAAGATATAAGTAGATTAATGGGCATGTTGCAAATGGGATTACAGCCACAGTCACAGACTCACTTTGTTCCGCCAGAACAAAGCTTTATGTCTAGTATAGGTGGTGGCCTTGGTTCTGGTATTGGAGCTATTGCACCGATGTTGGCGCAAATGTTGATGAGTAGATATCTTGGCGGACAACAAGCACAATAAATAGGATACTATCATGGCAATATTACCAAGAAGACAAACATTTGGTGAGACGTTTGGATCTGGTCTCGGTCAGGGGCTTAGCACTGGTCTGCAGTCGATGGCGCAGTGGAAAATTAATCAAATGCAAGATCAGCAACAATCTCAAAAGATGATGCCACTTTTTATGGAAGCTGGCATGACACCTGAAGCTGCAAGGGCATATTCTAAAGCCCCAGTGCAAGTGCAAGTTGAAGGTTTAAAGCACGCAAGAATGCAAAAGGCGTTAGGTGATTTTCCTGGTGAACAGGGTGGTGGGTACAACTCGATGATTCAACAAGGTTTAATACAACCAGGTATGCAAGCTCCTCAAGGCATACAACAACAGCCGGGTATGCAATCGCCTCAAGACATGCAGCCACAATACACACAAGAGCAAAAACAAATTCTACAAAACGCTTATAGACTTTCACAGGCAACGGATGATCCGCGTATATTTCAGCAGGCTCAGCTTGAAGTTGCTAAAATGAAAGAGCGTTCTTCATTGGAATCAGCCAAGGCAACGGCTCGAGAACTACGAGAAAAAATAAAAGATGACCGCGCTAAACAGCATGAAATAAATGTTGAAACAAAGCCTGCGTACGATACTATTATTAAATCCGCTAAGTCTTCAAGAGATAACGAATTGCGCTTAGATCGTATGGATAAGCTCAACAAAGAGGGTAATCTTGGCGTTCCGTTATTGAATACTTCTCTTAAAACGTTATCAAAAGGTATTTTTGGATTTGGTATCGACCTTACATCGTTAATGACTGCTGATGCGCAGGAGTTCGATAAGTTAAGCACAGACTTTCTTAAAAATGTAAAAGATATTTTTGGTGCGCGTATAACCGATGCAGAAGTTGCGAATTACTTAAAAACAGTCCCAACATTAAGTCAAAGTAAGCCTGGCAGGACTCAGATTATTAATAATTTAAAGATTTTAAACAAGGCCCATATTTTAAGGAAGCAAGCCATGGATGACATTATAACTGAAAATAATGGATCGCGGCCTGCTAATATGGATTTATTAATTGAAAAGAAAATTGGTCCTGAGCTCGATAAGATAAATGACGTATTTATTTCACAAGGAACGGGTAGGTCTGAAAAGCCAGGTCTATTACAGGGTGTGTTATATTATTAAAACTAACCAAGAATAGCGTCTAAAAATCCTGTACATGTAGACGCAGCAAAGCGCACTATAAATAATGGCAAGAGCGCTAAAGAAAGTATAAAAATAAACGGTGAAGCGATTATAAGCATCGCATAATAAGTAATATTCTTAAGCATATGTAGTAAGAATATGATTTGGCGCTTGTTCATGATAGCCCTTTATCAAAAAATTAGTCCCTTGATTCGCTTTTAAGCGCTTTTATTATCTGTCTTAGCAGCCAAGTACGCATCGGTATATTTCGTTTCGCTGCGATGATCTTTATTTCTGTTAATACT